GATTGCGATTGAGTCGGCTACGTTCATTCAAGAAACCCCTAGCGGTACGGTTATCTATTCAAGTTCAGTCGGTGGGCTTGACGCATACATAGCATATGACTTTCTCAAGACGGGTGAGTTGGTGCGAGGGAACTATATATTTTTCGAGGAACACTCAAATAATTATGGTCACGTCGAAGATTTCGACAAGATCCAAGGTATTCTCGAAGACCTATATGGCGATATTGAAGTTACGGAGATCTGGACAGACGATTTATTCAAGGATGATAAGGGTAATTGGGGAACGGCGATTGGTTACGGGAGTTTAGCCATGTTTGCGGAGTGGATCACAGCTGACACAAAAGTTCAGCACGGAATCTCAGGGGAAAACTTCAACATTTCACATGGGATTAGTTACACTGCTCTTGTTTACCAAGAGCAATGGGACAACGAGCAAAAACAAAAAGACTCTGAAGGGTTCTAAGTGAAAAAAGCATATTGACAGGGTTTATGTTAAGGGTGTAAGGTGTTGGTGTCGAGGTTCAAGTGGTAGCAACTTCTAATTTGCTATGAGGTAAGGGAACTCTAAAACCCCTTAAATAATTTGCTATATTCAAACTAACCCCCAGGGTCGCTTGAGCCTCGACAGCCAAACCTCTCCTGGGGGTTTGGTTTTGGAAAGGAGCCAAGTTTTATCCAGGGTGGCAAAACAAAAGGGTCGAGCGTTGATACCGCCCGACCCAATGATTCAATCCTCAAGGACGAGAAAGGAACCGTTATGGATTCTAGTATACAACTATTCCAATTTGAAGGCCATGAAATACGCACAATTCAAAGCAGCGATGAGGTTTGGTGGGTTGCTTCCGACATAGCCAATGTGCTTGGCTATGACCGTGCAGCCAATATGACTCGAGTGCTGGATGACGATGAAAAGGGTACTCAGATTGTGAGTACCCTCGGAGGTCAGCAGGACGTAACCGTAATTAACGAGTCTGGTCTGTACAACTGCATCTTTAACAGTCGCAAAGAAGAAGCCAAATACTTCAAACGCTGGGTGACAAAGGAAGTCTTGCCAACCCTTCGCAAAACCGGCTCCTACACCATGCCCTCACCCCAACCCTCTCCCAAAACAGGAGAGGGAGTGACCATGACCCTACCCGACGGCACACGATTAGAAGGATTGCCCGTGAGTGCGGTGCAGCACTTGATACCGAGTGGGAAAGGGCAACCACAAGGGATTGCTCCGACCAATATCCAACCCCAACTCTTTGGCAAGCATGGTAGTGGTTTGGCACCAGGGCAAACTCGCCCAGGACAAAAAGTCTATGACTACGAAGGGACCACTAGGCACTTGCATGGCTGGCAAGGTGCTGAAAAGGTGGCTAAGGCCGTGGGATGCAGTAGAAAAACTCTGACCCATAAGGTTAATAAGCGCACCCTACCCAAAAATTGGGGCTTTAGAATCTACAAAAACCGCATGGAGTTCTGGTTGCCATGAGTGAGAGTGATGCCTTTGAAACCTTTGTGGACTGGCGGGTAGAAGTGTTTTGTGCCGAACACAAAGAATCGCTTGACCCCGATTTAATAGCAGTAGGCTTAATTCGTGAAGCGTATATAAAAGGAATAAAAGACTCCATTTTACCGCTAAATAAAATTTTTATGAGTCTTGGCTAATCTGGACAAAAAGGAAAAAAAGACGCAAAAATACTGTACAGTTAGCGAAAGCTATAAACCCACCGAGTCGCTCCTGGTGGGTTTTTTATTGCACCGTGTCCGAGCGGTGCAACGTTGCGGGGTAGCTCAGCGGTAGAGCATCAGACTCATAATCTGAACGTCACTGGTTCAATTCCAGTCTCCGCACCCAGACCCCTCTGCCGCCCCTGCGGCATCTCCCCTATGTCGGCTACGCCGACATAGGGGAGAGTAAAGGCGATTACTTTTTTTCGCCCTGACGTTAAACAATTTTAGCAGGCTCGAGTAAGTCAGGGACTCGAGCCATTTTCATTGGAGGTTTTATGATCCGCGGAGATTTTATCAGCATTATTCAGGAAAAGGCTCAGTGCAAAAGGGTTGATGCCGAAAGAGTCTTGGATACTTTAGGGCTCGAGATTCAGGAGGCCTTAGGTCGGGGCGAAGATGTCAACTGGTCCAGCCTTTTCAAGTTGAAGTGCAAGCGAAGTAAAGAAACCACCCGGCGCAATCCTAAGACCCAAGAGAAGGTGCTGGTGCCAAGCAAGATGGTGGTGTATTTCAAGGCAGCCAAAGCTCTAAAGGATGCGGTGAATCATGGCAGCAGCCAAGGTAAGTAAGAACGACCTGATAGTTCAGGCGGTGTATGACGCTATGGCGGGAAAGTATCCGCTCGAGCAGGCTCCTATGTTTTGTCTAAAAGTAGTGCGGCAGGTAGTAGAAAGGGCTCTAGGCTGGCCAAGTGGAACCTTTTACAAGCACTACTGGACGGAAAAGGTCGAAGAGAACAAGACCAAGGAGCCCTGGGCCAGAGACTTACAGCGAAGTTTACGAACGCTGGGTAAGCAAATCCCGTTTAACGAACGTAAGCCAGGTGACTTAGTGTTTATCTGGCAAGCGGCTTTCCCCTATGGGCATGTAGGAATCTTGGTGTTTGATGGAGATTTTATCTTTGAGAACGCACCTGGGGACAGGGGTTTTGAAAAGGGCAACATTCGGATTAGTCATTTAGGCGAGTTAAGGCACTCAGTGGAGGTGTTCAGGATATGAAGGTCATGGTTTGTGAAGGACGGTTTAAGTATCTGCGGGGCGAAACGATTGCTGACGACACCCTGCCAGAAGGGCAGCTTCGGGTCAAGCTAGAAGACGGCACGGAGCGAATTTTCAATAAAGATTGGTTAACCAATACCGATCAGAGCGAGGATCACAATGAACAGTAAGCCGTGGTATCAATCCAAAACCCTCTTAGGGATTGCCCTAGCCATTCTGATTGCAGCAGCCCAGATTTTGGGGATTTCACCCCAAGCTATTCCGGCCCAAGCCGAGAACGCCTTGCAAATACTGACCCTGATCTATGCCGGATATGGGCGGCTTAGTGCCAAGACCACTATTAAGTAGGGCGGGGGCAAGCACAAGGCATTGCCCCGACAGGCATTGCTCCGACAATAGCGATATTAGAGAGCTTGGATTTGTATCCATGACCGCAGAAGACCGCCGAGCTGCACTTGCAGACGACATAGCAGAAAGCAGGGTTTATGAAGACCGAGAAAAAGCTCGATCGGCTCGCAACGTTGCAGGGGAAATTGCGTCGCTTAAACGCCGACAGGGAAAAGGCCATAAGTTTGGCTTTAGGTGGCAGGGCTAAAGCTGCCTTTGACAAGATCAGCAAGCAGTTTAAGAAACTAGAGGACGCTCTGACCATAGAAGCCGCCGAACTGGAAGTTCAGATTAAAGATGAGGTAACTCAAGCGGGTCAAACGGTTTCAGGAAAAAACCTAATGGCGGTTTTTGTTTCGGGCAAGGCTAGCTGGAACACCAAAATGCTAGACGGATTTGCGTTAATACACCCTGAGATCGAAAAGTGCAAGAGCATGGGTGAGCCTTTTGTAAACATTCGGAGGATTAAAAAATGAGCGATGTAGAAAAGTTGTTGGAGAGACTCGAGCAGGCCGAAGAAGAGATATACAAAATCAAGCAAGAATTAAAACGCCTGCAAGCGGAGGAAAAGGATGCTTAGCGTAGTGAAAGCCTTGGTATGCATGGGGATTGGATTTCTACTGGGGTGGTGTGTGAGGGGGATTGTGGATGTCCGATTCCGAAAAACGTGAGCAGCAAAGACAAGGTTGGCTGATTGGGCTTCAGTTGGTTCTGGGGGCAGGAATTTTTGGAGTTCTGCTTTTTTTGGATGCGACGATTCCCGAGTTTAATCCGTCCTGGGTGGTGTACGTGATGGTGTTTGGTTTTGCGATTGGAATTCGTCCTGAGTCTCTGTCAGCATTAGCCGAGTTGGCCAGGGCTTTTTTTGGAGGTCGCCGCAATGAATAAGCATCTTATGGGGCGATTACTAAAAGGAATGGAGTGGGCTGTTGTCACATTGATCTTTGGGATTGCGGTGGACTATCTCTGCATGAGCTTTTTGCCAATCGGTGCTTATGTGGACTACCACGCCATTGAACCGGCTTACGCCACTACCCAGCAAATAGGAATGCGCTCGGTACGGACGGTACGCTACTTAGGAAAGATCACCTCCTACGAGGTGCTGGTTTGCAGTGGTGAGCAAGTCTTGACCCGCACCGCAGAGTTCACGCCACGCAAGAAAGTGGTGAACAGTCCGACAACCATCTGGACGCTGCCTATGGATGCGCTCGAGCGAACACTCGAGCCGGGCGAAAAGTGCGTACTCGAGGCGGTTTTGAAAAGTCATTTGCGCTACGGCATAGAACGTGAGCAGGTAGTGTATAGCCGAGAGTTCAGCATTCAGGGGAAAGACTGATGGCTGACTACCACAGGAACTACCCCAGGTGCCCGATCTGCAAAGTGGGACATAACGAAGAGATAGACCAGATGATTACGGGCGCAAGTCGCAGACCCGATGGCGAGCGGTTTAATTACGAGGATATTCAAAACTTCTATCATGCTCGCTACCCTGGCATCCTTCACGCTGGGCAAATATCCAGACATAAACGTGACCACCTGAACCCTGAGATTGACCGAATCGGAGCCATCAAGATTCAAGTGGACGAGATGTTTAAGGGTGTTAACCGTGGCAAGGGTTCTTATGACCCCTTTAACTTGCAGTCTTTGCAAAAGGCCTTCACTAAAACATCCATCATGCTCTTGCTTTCAATCAACGAATCCGATGTTAAGGACATGAAACCCGAAGAGCGGCTGTCTTTTGCTCAACGTTTTAGTGGTGTGGCGATGGATATAGACCGAATTGGTCGGCATGAGATGCTGCAAAAGTTTGAGAAGTTGTTGGGCGATCTGGAAGTTGCCTCGAGTAAAGTCACAGTAAGAAAAGCTGGCGATATTATTGATGAACACCTAAGCCACATGATGGGGGATGACGATGGAAAAGTATCAACTGTACCCCTACCAGAAACGGTGGATAGCGGAACCGAGCCGGTTCGCGATGTGGATGGCCTGCCGCCAGATAGCGGGGAAGTCATTCAGCACGACACTGGGCAGCGTAAGCGACGGATCAAGGCGTAAAACCAACTGGGTTTACCTTTCGGTTGGAGCTCGCCAGGCTAAAGAATTGTTTTATAAAGTCTCTGACCACATTGATTATTTCAGCCGTTTGGTCAAGTCTGAAATAAACGACGTGGACGAAGCCGACTTTGTGGGTGAAGACGGCACCTATAGCCAGACCCAGATTGAGTTGAAGAATGGAACCAGACACATTTTTCTCCCGGCTAACCCGGATACGGCGCGGGGTTACTCCGGCAATATCTATCTGGACGAGTTTGCGTTCCATAAGAACTCGGACAAAATCTGGACCTCGCTATATCCTATCGTCACAAGGCACCCAGACTACAAAATCAGAATTACCTCTTCACCCAACGGGAAGGACAATATGTTCTACCGATTGTGGAACGGAGACTATGAGCAGTTAACGGGTAAGAAGGTCTGGGAGCGTCACAAGACCGATGTTTACGATGCCATTAAAGAAGGCTATCAGGTAGACATTGATGAGCTGCGGGCGGGGCTGGCCAATGATTTAGCCTGGGCGCAGGAATATGAGCTGAAGTTTATTGATGAAGCCACTAGTCTTTTGCCCTACAGCCTGATTGAAAGCTGTGAAGACTGGAAAGCTACGCTCGAGTGTGTTTTGGAAGTCATTAAAAACCCTGTCTATGTGGGCATGGATATTGGCCGCAGAAACAACCCCAGCATCATCTGGATTTTGGAAGACGTTGGTGGGGTGCTGTGGACACGCTCGGTTATTGAATTAAAGAACGTAGAGTTTAGTAAACAGAAAGAAGTCCTGTTTAGCGTCCTTAAATATGCTCGCCAGTGTGCTATAGACGAAACCGGTTTAGGGATGCAACTTGCTGAAGAAGCTGAAAAGCAATTTGGCAATAAGGTCATTCGGATGTTCTTTACCAGTAAAAATAAAGAACTGCTAGCCAGTGGAATCCGCAGAGCCTTTGACGATAAGGAGGTGCGAGTACCGATTGATTTGGATATTCGCAAAGATTTACACAGCGTCAGGCAATCGGTGACGGCATCGGGTCAAATGAAATACGACTCAGCGCAAGACGGCGACTATCATTCAGATCGGTTTTGGGCACTGTCGTTAGCGATCTACTCAAAGCAGAATCAGACCTTTGTGCCTTACACCAGCAATCTAGTCACAGCAGGCTCGAGCCGAAATCTAGGGAGAAGATAATGGCAACACCAAAATTCACAACCTACTTAGAGCCCTATAGCCACAGCCGAGCCATAAATGACTGGACCCCTGCCAGTATAAAAACTGCACTGGCGGGAATGTCTGGAGGATATTATGCCAGTGCGGCAGGACTAGCGGATTCGATTTTGGGTGATGACCGAGTGCAAGCGGCTCTTGGGACTCGCATCAAGGCCTTTCTGGGGCTACCACTCACCTTTGAACCCAGCGATGAAAAAAATGCCAGGGCGGTCAAGGCGGCTCAAGATTTAGATTTGGACTTTTGGAACATAGCCCCAGAGCAAACCCTGTACCAGATGCTTTCTTATGGCTGGCTACTGGGTGTGGCTTTGGTGCGCTTTAACTGGAAAAGGGTTAATGGGCGATGGTTGCCAGAGTTTTCAGTCTGGCATCCCAGCAATGTTCGTTATGAGACCAAGAAGCGTCTTTGGTTGGCTAAGGTGGTCAGTGAAACGGGTAAAGAGCAAGAAATCCCAGTTGAAAATAGTCTCGAGTGGTTTCTGTTTACACCCTACGGTGCCGACCGCCCTTGGACTAACGCTCTGATTCGCCCACTGGCCATCCCCTTCTTGATGAAAGTCTATGCCGTGGGTGACTGGGCGCGAAATAGCGAAGTGCATGGCGGGGCCATAAAAGCCGTGACGGTCCCGGGCAGCACCAGCGATGAGGTACTCAAGAAAATCGTCAAGGATGCTCAGGAGTTAGGCTCTGACGGGGTGATGGGATTACGTGAAGGACAAAAGCTCGAGCTTTTAGAAGTGAGTGAGAATGTCTGGCAAGGGTTTCAAGGTCTGATTAGTTGGGCTGACAAGGCCATAGCCACCAGCATCTTAGGTCAGAACATGACCACGGAACCTCAAGCCAATCAAAACGGGGTCACTGGAGCCAGAGAAGTTCGTCAGGACATTTTAGAGAGTGATTCTGAAACCGCCGCCACCGCCATTCATCACGGGGCACTGGTGTGGTGGTCACTCTTTAACTATGGGGACGCAACCCTGGCACCCTACCCGATGTGGGATACTCTGCCCCCTCCAGAAGACGGAAAGATTTACGAATATCATCTAAAAGTTGGGGTGATTCGCAAGAATGAAGTTAGAGCAAAATTGGGGCTACCTCCGCTGAGTAAAAAAGAAGGTGGCGAGGAGTTGATTGCTTTGCAGGACTCAAATCCTCCCCCGCCCCCTTTAGAAAAGGGGGAGAATAAGGCGGCAAACTCTGCGGCCCTAGCAGAGAAAAACCAAGCAGAGAAAAAACAAAATGGGCTGGTTGCGGGGCAAGCGTATGTGGATAAGGTTGTGGATAAGGCAGCCAAACGAGCAGCGGCGGTTTTGAAAAGTGACGTGGGTAACATCATGGATTTGATTGATGAGGCTAGTGACCCCGAAGATTTGCGAAACAGGTTGTTGGGGTACTACCAAGGCATGAGCCCTTTGGAATTGGCCGAGCTAACCACTAAAGCAATGGTGATGGCTCACTTGGCGGGTAGGTATAGCGAGGTGATGGGATGACTAGGGCCGCATTTTTAGCGGGACTGATTTTGGGGCCGGCAATAGGGCTATTCATTGCCGCTGTAATCTGACTCAACACAAACCCTGTCAATAAGGGTATCACGCTCTGAGAAGCCCCAGGACGATTTGGGGGGTATGGATGTATAGGGGCAGGGTGTAGATCACTACAGGTGATGCCCACAATGCGAATACGGGCATTCTAAATCTGCTTTAAGGAAGGCAACATCAGGTTAATCCTGTGTGCGGAAAGGAAACAATGCGGGGAGACTGGGGGACTATATATTGTATAGTAGAAAGTTCAGTCTAGGACAAGCCGTTCTGGTGAAGAGCAGATATCCACCCCGAAAAGGAATTTTAGAGGGGCTCCTGGTACACGTCGTGAGCTACCCACTGTCACCACTATTAAAGCAAGTTGTGCTGACTGATAGAGGTTTTGCGATTTGCGATTTAGTCACCATTAGATACCGAAGCTACTTCACTAATATGCCTGAGTGCGATCTGGAGGGGAGTGATGATCAATGACTATCACTACTACACGCTAGCCTACCTGATCGCCGCACCTATTTTTGGAGTTGCACACTGGGTGTTTACTGTGATTGCATTTGCACTGGCTGTGGTGTGGGCGGCAGAGGCAGGGCGAGATGTTTAATGTGAGTGCCGATACGCTCGAGTTTGTTCAGGCTATAGCCTTCTTTCGCAAGAAGCTGGCCATGAGTGCCAAAGACTACTACGCCCTCGAGGACGAAGCCAGGAAAAAGGCCTTCACGGTTTCAGGCGTAGCCCAACTAGACATCATTCAGCAGGTGTACGCCGCTACCAAAAAAGCAGTGGAGAAAGGAACTGGCTGGGAAGTATTCAAGAAGGATGTGCAGAAAAGCCTCGAGAGTGCCTGGGGACAAAGCGATGTGGTCACAGGCTGGCGAGTAGAGAATATTTTTAGAACCAATGTTCAGGGAGCCTATAGCGCAGGACGCTATGAGCAGCAAACCGATGAAGATGTTCTAAAAGAAAGACCGTGGTGGTACTACGATGCTTTTATTGATGGGCAAACTAGCGACATATGCCGGGGCTACAACGGAACCTTACTCCGGGCAACTGACCCATTTTGGCAAAAAGCATATCCACCCAATCACTTTGCGTGCCGAAGTGCGGTGCAAGCCCTAACCGAAAAAGAAGCCGAAGCCAGAGGTGGGGCCACCAAGGTTCCAACTGCAAGCCCGCAGGCGGGTTTTGATACGGTACCTGGTACGCCGTATAAGCCTGACCTGAATAAGTATGATTCTGATCTATCAGAACTGGCCAAAGACAAGCTAGACCCACAGCCAATCACTAATCCTGAGCGATTGAAAGAGGTCAAGGGGGATGTGCGGAAGAATCTCGAGCGGTATGCGGCCAAGTTTGAAGAGGCTTGGACGCAAGTGGAGCTTAAGGACATTGATCCAGAGCCTTTGGGTGAGGTGGTGGCGCAATACAACCCCAAAACGGGGCGGATTGAAGTTAATTTAAAAGCCAGCTTTTGGGATGATCCAGAAGGCGCAATTAAAAAGGAATTTGAGTTTGGCTACTACAGCACAGGGGACCCCTGGCACATAGTACACCACGAGTGGGCGCATGCCCGATTGCACAGAACGCCGGGCATCTTTAACCGAACGCTCAAGCCCTTGCCCGATGAGTACCAGGAAATCGCCAGAAGGGTGAGCGTTAGGGCTACTCAGGAAACCACCCAGGAATTCCTGGCAGAGGTCTATGCTATGTTGAGAGTGATGGATGCCAAAGATATTCCAGAAGACATTCTGAAGGCATACAAAAAGCTGGGAGGTGACTTTATATCATTACGAGCTCGAGAGGACAATGCAAGTATTGCAAGCACTTAAATTCTAGGGCAATGGGTCAACCCCCAACCTGCTCGGCATTCCCGCAAGCCATACCTTATGAAATCCAAATTAACGAAATTGACCACCGCCAGCCCATTGAAGGGGATAATGGTATTCAATGGAAGCCCTATAAAAAAGGTATTAAGCACCCCCTAGCTTAAACCTATTCACAATTTAATCTTGACCCGCCACTTGGCGGGATTTTTATTGGAGTCCAAATGGAAAATATCCGTGCAAGTCCCCTAGAAGCCACATCCGCAAAAAACTGGGCAGTCTTAGAGGCGGCTCAAATAACCAACCTAGCCACCCTCGAGACCCTGCCCACTGAAATCCCACTACACCCTTACGGAAAATTCAAAGGCAACGGCAAAGACTTTATCTTCAATAAGAAAAGTCTGAAGCTGTGCAATGAAGAAAAATCCAATGGAGTGGATTGGATTTTAGACGAAGAGCACGATGCCTTCTACCAGGACTTTCCTGAAGCTCACCCACTTAATGAAGGCAAGAGCCCTAAGGAGTTTGTGCTGGTTACTTCGGTGCGGACGAGTGGTTGGATTACTGGGCTAACGGTCAGAGACAACTACGTGTATGGACAAGTCCAATGGACTCCAAATGTCACCGATGACGTTTTGAATGGAGTGCATCGCTATGTCTCGCCGGTGCTGCTCTTTGCCGATGACGGACAGGTGATTGGATATCACTCGTTTGCATTGGTGAAACGACCAGGTACGACGAATCAACGAAGAATTGGACTTAGTGCTGTGGATACAGCAGAAAGAAGTGGAGTCAAAATGGAGAACGAAAATACGCAACCCGAAATTGATGTGGCAGAATTCGAGAGGCTAAAAGGTCTCGAGGCTGCTGTTCTTAGTGCGACTGGTGCAACCAGTGTGGACGCTGTCGTGGGCGCAATCACCGGGTTAAAGCAGAACCAAACCCAAACCGAAGTTCTGGCCGCTAAAGTGGCTCAGATGGAAAAGCAAAAAGAAGACGACGAGAAAAATGCCTTGATTGAAAAACTCTCTGCCGAAGGAAAGCTGGCCCCCGCCCATCTGGACAAAGCCAAAACCAAATCACTAGCAGAGTTGAAGAGCTTTGCTGAATTCGCTATGCCTTTAGTGAATCTAAATGCCAAGGAGAAAGAACCCGCAATGCAAAAAGACGGCTTAATGGAATTGCGTGAGGCCCTGAATCATCGTGGTCCAGGCAAACAGACACGCATCCTGAAGGTTTACCACGAGTTACTGGCTGCCAGTGAGAAGGGCGAGATCAACATGGCGGCTCTGGCTGGCCCTGGTACGCCACTGCTCTCAGAGCCTACTATCTGGTCTGCTCGCACGTTGGAACAGTTAGACAAAGAATTTGTTTATGTTCGTGCCTTCACCAACCGTGACCACGAAGCCGAAGCTAAGCTGGGTGGGACGGTCAATATGTTCTACTTCAATTCGATTGGAGTAACTAACTACACCGGTGGCTGGGCTGATGGCGATTGGGCCTCATTGGGTGATAACCAAGTAGTTTTGCAAATTGATCAGCAGAAAAAGGTGCTTTTTAAGGTCCCCCGTGTTCGCCAACAGTTCAATCCCCTAAATCTGATCGAGCAGGGCACCGAGCGTGCCGCTCTGGACATCGGCGATGTGGTAGACCAATTCATCGCAGCCACACATGCCGAGGTTGCTGCTAGCAACCTCTACGGGACCTCTGGCACTCCAATCGTGGTCGGCTTTGCTACAGGTCAGGTAAAGCCCACGCTGGCGCTGTCAATCCTAAATGAGCGCCTGGTCAGTGCCCGCGCCCCGCGTATGGGTCGCAAGACCGTGGTGGTTCCTGACTGGTTTGGCACTATGCTCCTGACTGAGTTGGGCGCAAGGGCCACCATGCTAGGTGACAACGTCACCCAAAACGGTGAAAACATGCAGGGCATGATCTTCCGCAATGTAGCAGGTTTCGCCGAGGTGCATGTCTCTGCGAACGTCCCCAATACTGCTGGCGCAGCCTACAAGGTGTTGGCTGGAGGTCAGGCAATTGCTTTTGCAATGGGCATTGACGAGCAGGAAATCGTCAAGCTGCAAAATGACTTTGGCGATGGCTATAAAGGGCTATATGTCTATGGTAAGAAACTCCCCCGCGCTGAATACATGGCATTGGGGACGTTCAATAAGGGCGCGTATCAGGCTTAATTTATCAAAGTAGGGGCGGGTTTTAGCCTGCCCCTTTGAAAAGGAGATTTATGAAGTGGTTTTTCGCAAAAAACAGTAAGCAGGTTTTTGCTGCCGATGGCGACATGCTGGCACACTACGAAGGTAAACCGGAATACGTGGAATTGGATAAGGACACAGCTTTAGAGTTGGAGTCACTGGCTCCAGCAGAGCGCAGCATCCTCGGGGAGGCGGCAAAGCCAGCCAAAAAATCCGATAAGAAATAGGAGGGGCTATGTACCTGTCCGACCAGGAGTTCATCGATGGGCATTTGACCCAAACCGACTTACAGCACAGCTCAAATCCTGTCCAGCGCCAAAGCGCAATTCAGTCCGCCAGCGCTTACGCCGATAGCCGACTGAAAGCAGCAGGATATACGCTACCCATC